AAACTTTGTGCAGTTTCAACTGATCTTACTGCTCTTACTCTTAATGTAAATACAAACTATGTTAAGTTAGCAGATCTTGATGCTTTGATTGCTGCATATATTGCAGGTACATCAGGTGGTGGTTCTACCCAACAGTATTTAAAAATGGTTCCATTTGTAGCCTATGAATATTATGGACCATTAACAAACTTTGATGGATCAGGTATTGGCATCCCAGCAAATGGTTTCTTCAAAGTATATTTATGTAATGGTCTAAATGGCACCCCTGATAGAAGAGGACGTGCTGCTGTAGGAGCCATTCAAAATGTACCAGGTGCTCCATTAGATGCTGCAGTAAATCCTGCTAATGCTGGTAATCCAAACTATGCTTTGTATAACACAGCAGGAGCAAACACTGTAACTTTGATTACATCACAAATTCCTGTACATAGTCATAATGCTACTGTAGTGGCATCTGGATCAGTGCCAAACCACACTCACATAATAATGGGAGGATCAGGTCCTGGTAATAGTCCTGCTCCAAATGCATTACAAGTTATGGCAAATGAAAAAGGAGATGGTGGTAATGCAAGTTATAAATTTTCAATTGCTAGTTCTCAAGTACATAACTCTGGTATAAGTAGTGCAAGTGGAGCTGGTCCTGTAGCACTTAGTGTGGCTGTTTCAAACAGCGATACAGGTAGTGGAGGAGCTCATCCTAACATACAACCTGTAATAGCTGCATATTATATTATGTATATTCCTTAATCTATTTAAACTAACTATAAAATGTCTTGTTCTTCTTGCTATCCTAATCCTAATCCTTGTTACACTGCATATTATCAACCTGGTCAAAACTGTGGTTGTTGTGGTGGTGTAGTGGGTGATTGTGGATGTGTTGGTACTGCTGGCACTGCTGGCACTGGTGGCTGGGGCTGCTGGTGTGGTGCTACAGGCTGTGCAGATGCTCCTTATAATAGTAATAATACTGTCTATGTTGGACCTAATCTTCCTAACTCAGGTGTTAACACTTGTGACACTTTAACCACTGCATTAGAAAAAATTGACTATGTAGTAACAGGTGGTGGAGGTGGTGGAAAAAATGGAACATCAGGAACTAGTGGAACTCCTAGTACAAGTGGTTCTTCTGGAACCTCTGGTAGTTCTGGCTCTAGTGGTAAAACTGGGGCTCAAGGTTCTGCTGGTTTAAATGGTACTGCAGGTTCTTCTGGAACTTCTGCAACTTCTGGTTCTTCTGGATCTTCTGGAAGTTCAGGAACTGCTGGTAAAGATGGTTCTAGTGGTGTTAATGGTAGTTCTGGAATTAGTGGCAGTAGTGGTACAAGTGGAAATTCAGGATCAAGTGGTAATAGTGGTACAAGTGGTACTGATGGCTCTAGTGGAACAGCAGGAACAGCAGGAACAGCAGGAGCTGACGGAGCTAATGGAAGCAGTGGCACAAGTGGTCAAAATGCAACCAGTGGTACAGCAGGACTATCAGGTGATAAATATGCTACAACATCAGTTAGCTCATTTACACTAGGAAGTGGAGGTACAATTACTGTTGGTACAGGACTTTCTTATACCATAGCACAATCTGTATTAATTTCATTTAATGGATCAAACTATCAAACTTCTCCAGTTACATCTTATAACTCTGGAACAGGTGTTTTAGTTTTAGGTACACCAAGTGCTACTGTAGGTTCAGGAACTTATAGTTCTTGGACAGTTAACTTAGCAGGAGCTGCAGGTGGTAATGGTTCTAGTGGTACTTCTGGTTCTTCTGGAACAAATGGTACAGCTGGTACTAGTGGTACGTCTGGTACAGCTGGTACTTCTGGTACTAATGGAACAACTGGCACTTCTGGAACAACAGGTACAAGTGGAACAAATGGAACTTCTGGTTCTAGTGGTACTAGTGGTACCAATGGAACAACTGGTACAAATGGATCATCAGGGTCTAGTGGATCTTCAGGTTCATCTGGCTCTTCTGGATCATCAGGTAGCTCTGGATCTTCTGGGGTTAGTGGTACTAGTGGATCTTCTGGTGTATCTAATAGTATTTCTGGTGCTACTAATCAAGTTCTTAAATATAGTAGTGCTACTTCTGCTGTAGGATGTTCTATATATGATGATGATAATTATACATCAATAGGTGGTCCTAATCCAGGATCAAGACTTAATGTATATCTAGGTAATGGTCAACCAGCAGGAAACTATGTTGCAGATTTTGCAGGCATAGAACCATACGTTACAGTTAGAGCATTAGGTGGTAGTAATACTGCTACATTACAATTACTTCCTACATCAGGTTATACAGCATTTATTGGTAACTATAATGGTGGAGGTGTGATAATTAGAGCAATGAATGCTGATGTGGTTACAATTGATTCATCTGGTGTTACAGCTCCAGCATTTTTTGAAACTTCTGATATTAGGTATAAGGATGTATTAGAATGGAACCCAGAAATAAATGTGCTTGGAATAGATGTAATTAAATTTAAGCGTACTGATATTGTAACTAATACAATTAACTATGGTTATTCAGCTCAACAAGTACAAGAAATTATTCCTGATGTTGTTAATGAGATAGATGAAAAGTTAAGTGTAAACTACATAGCTGTTCATACATTAAAGATAGCAGCATTAGAAAAACGTATTGCAGAACTTGAAGCTAAATTAAAATAATAATGAGTTGGGCATCCTTAACAAACAATCAGTGTATTTCTTGCAATAATTTACAAGATGGTGTAAACAATAATGTGTTTACATTAAAAAATGCTATCCCTGTTAGTAACAAACAAGTCACTAGAAATGAAGCAGAATTTTATGTAAACATTCAAAATATAACAAATAGGTCTGCTAATGAACTTGTAATTAAAAGTGATGTAATATCTTCTGGTAGTACAACAACTACATCAACTACTCAAGTTCCAACTCCTTGTGGAAATCCAACTTCTTATTCAGGAGGAGTTACATATCCAACACCATTCACAATTACAGTTGGTAGTGGTACAGGAAATACTACTCTGACATTTGATGCACAAAATGTTCCTGATAGATTTATAGTTCAATGGAATGGTAATTTTGTAATTGATACAGGATATAGAGGTAATTCTAATTATAACATTGGAGGAAGTCTTAGAAGTAACTTTAATTCTTCTTTAAGTGGTAAAGTAGATCCTATAACAGGATTAACTTATCCAAACACTACTCAATGGCCAGGAGATGGTTATCCACTAGTAGTAAGTCCTGGTAATGGAACTTCTGTATTTTCTAAAAATGCTTCCTCACCAACTACAGCAAATGTTTTTGTTTATGCTCCTCTTCCAGGAACTGCGTGGTCATTTACATTAGGTTGCCCAATATAATATTTTAAAACCAAATTAATATTAAATAAGTAATGAGTTGGGCATCAATAGCAAATAATCAATGTGTTTCATTAAATAATTTACAGGATGCTGTGAACAATGGAGTATTTACATTAAAGAATATAATTCCTGTTCCTAACACTAAACAAGTAACTTCAGGTGAAGCAGAATTTTTTGTAAATATAATTCCTACAGGTAAGTCTGTTAATGAACTTGTTGTTAAGTCTAATTTAGTTTCACCTCCAACTACAACTACTACATCAAGTACAAGTACAACAAGTACAACCACAACATTTATTTCAGATCCTTGTAATTGTGTTGAAGTAAATATTACATCTGCTGGTGGTGAAGTAGCAACATTTAATTGTTTTGGAGTAAATGAAAACTATGTTTATGCAACAGCTGGTACTAGATATATTTGTGCAGCTGTTATTGGTGGCTTATTACAAGCTAACATCGTATCAGGTACAGGAACGTTAACACCTATTGGTAATTGTAAAACTGGACCTTGTGGATCAACAACAACAACAACAACAACAACTATATTTAATCCAACTAACAACCTTAATTTTATTCAGACTATTGTAAGTAGAGATGATGTTACTAGCTCAAATGATGGAAAATATGTAGCTACAATATGCGTTACAAATAATAAATTATATATTTCTAATGACTATGGACTTACTTATACAACAGTTACTGTTGCTGGGACAAATACACTCTATAGAGTTGCTGTAAGTGGAACAGGTGAGTATATGTATTGTCTTTCACAAGCTCAAGGACAACCAGGTGTTATTTCAAGATCTACAGATTATGGTGTTAATTGGAATACTACAGGTACTGCAACAGGAGCATATTCTTCAATTACTACAAATAGAACAGGACAATATGTAATTGTTGGAGCAATAAATTTAGGTGAAGCAGAATCAGGGTTGGGTCAAATTTGGAGATCTTCAGATTATGGAGTATCTTTTGTAAGAGTAGATTTTTCTTTTGGTGGTCTTTATCCTCAAGCACCCTATGCTGTTACAGTAGATAGTTCAGGTAATCGTCAATATGCTGCTACCATTAATCTTAGTATGGCAGCATTTGATGGAACTGTAGGAAGAACAACAACTGCTTTAGGTAATTTTACACCCAAAGCTCAAGATGGTAATCAAACATATTATGGAGTGAGTACCTCTGCTGATGGATCAAAAGTGGTTGTTGCTAATCAAGGTGGATTTTACGGATATAGTCCTGGAAATGTTCAGTTGAAAAGAAGTATAGATTATGGTGACACGTATGCAAATTTTGGTGGAGTTTCTACTCAATGGCTTGGTGTAACTATAGATGGAAGTGGTACAAATATAATAGCTGTTCCAGGTACTTCAGGAGCAAGCACTTTATATAAATCAGTTTCATTTGGTACACTTTCTTCAGTAGCAAGTTCTAAACTTTGGACTAGTGTATCAATTTCTTATAATGCAACTGTAGCAATTGCTGCAGAAACAACTGGACTTTGGAGATCTACAAATGGTGGATCTACTTGGACAAAATTATCTTAATTAAACCAAACAAATCAATAATATGACAGTCTTAGTAACATTAACATTAGCAGGGACAGACGTAGGTCCCTTTAACCTTTATTCAAATGTAGATGGATATACCACAGCAATAGCAAGTGGTGTATCTAGAGCTGCATTAGTAGCAGGATACAATCTTTTAAATGTGCCTGATAATGCTTCTGTTATCAGAGTACAATCTACAGGCACTTGTACAAATTATCTTGATATACTTTTAAGTGGTGCAACAACCACTACAACTAGTAGCACTTCTACTTCTACAACAACCTCTACAACCACAGCATTTGTTGAATGTATAACTGGTGATAGAAATGCACTCGCTACATGTTCTGGAGGTGAATCTGCTCCATTCACAGTGACTGCAGGAAATACAGCTCTTATCACTCCTGGTGGATATTACTACTCTGGAACTGGTACAAGAACATATGCATGTTACATTATGGATGCTGCAAATACCACAGTTTTATATACGTTCACTTATACTCAGACAAGCATGAGTCCAGGAACTTGGGCATCAACATTACCTTCTAACATCTTATCTGCAGGTAGCTATCGCTTAAGAACAGATACAGTGAACTGTTTCACTAGCTCTGGTACATTTAGTTTAGTTGCAACTTGCAACACACCTGATTAAAAACCCCTGTTTGTTGGTTTACAGATGGTCTCCCCTAGGGTTTCTACCCTGGGGGTTTTTTGTTTAAACTCTAACTAAAAAAGTTATTCTATATAATTAAATTAGTTAACAAAATTTTGAAAATGTCAAAAATAATTCCTACCTTTACAGTAATTTTAACTAAACTAAACTACATATGCCTGAAAATCAATCCTTGCTGCAACAGCTAGAAGAGATTCTACACTGGAAAAAAAGTAAAAAGTTCTATGCTGATAAGCTTGGAATTACAGAGTTTGAGGTGGATGAGCTATTAAAAGAATTAAGAAATCAAGAGAAGAGTGAAGAAGATGCTGAGATAGGGAACTATATTGCTGATCTAGAAAACAGGGTTATTAAGTTTACAGAAGATCTAGCTAAGGGTACAGGAGAGGTTGTAGCCAACTTTAGCGAAGAGGTTAAGAGTTTAGACGAACTCATTGAGAAATGTAAGATAGATACAGAGAAGTGGGAGATAACCAAATATGTTCAAAACTTCTGGGGAAATGGAAACAATCCTCATTGGCAAGTCAAAGCATGGTTAGGGAAGAAGTCTACAGAACAAGTTTTTCAAGATGTGTTTGTAGACTTTTTAGCTTCATATAAGCCTGTGTCTCAAGAAGTTATGAGTCCTAAGGTTGACTTTAACAAACCAAATGGTATGTTAGTTATCAACAAACAAGACTCTCACTTAAACAAATGGGACATAGATGGTAATAATAATGTAGCAGATAGACTAGCTAACATTATGTACAAGGTGGAACTGATAGCTAATCAAGCTCAGTTATCCAACAACTTGCAGAACATAACTTACATAATAGGATCTGATGAGTTTAACAGTGAGTATACAAATGCCACTACAAAAGGAACTCCTCAACAGAACACGCATACATATCATACATCTTTTGAATACATCTGTGGACATGAGGTGTTAATGATTACAATGTTATTACAATATGCTCAGAATGTAAATGTAATCTATGTGGCAGGTAATCATGATGAGTTTGTAGGTTGGCATTTAGTTAACTGGTTACAAACCTACTTCAGAAATACAGAGAGATTAGCATTTGATTTATCTCCTAAGTATAGAAAGTATGTAAGCTATGGTGATTCAGCATTGATGTTTAACCATGGAGATGCTATCAAACCAGCTAAGCTTGCAGCTTTATTCCCAATAGAGTTTAGAGAACATTGGTCTAGTCATAGCAAGTTTTACATTTTTACAGGAGACAAACACCATGAGGTGAGTCATGATTTCAATGGTATAAAGTTTTATCAAATTCCAGCATTTTCAAATGCTAAAAGTCTTTGGGACGACAAGATGGGTCACACAATGTCCAAGGCAGAAGTAACAGGATTTTTAATAGATGACTGTGATGGGATGACAAATATATTCAAACAGTATTTATAATGGCAACATTAAGACAAATGGTTTCAGATGTACGTTCAGTACATAAATTGCTCACTACAGATAATCTAATTACTGATAGAGTGGTTGCGTCTGAAATCAAGAACAACACATTTTTACTAATCAAACGTGAGACTAATCTCAGAAAGCTTTGGGCTACTGATACTGTATTTCAAACACTTCCTTGTTTGGAAATGCTAGAGGTGCCTATTTCTGATTGCTGTGAATATGTGGACCCTTGTCAAGTTGCAAGAAGCAAATACAAACTTCCTCGCATCAGTGAGGGAAACTATCAATACTTAATCCAAGGTGTTTATTCTATAAACGCTATGGGAGGTAAAGGAAAAAGATTCAAAGAGATTACAATCAATAGATACTTAAATCTATTAAAACTTCCTATCATAAAAGCTGAACAATACTATTGGATAGCTAATGGTGGGTATCTATATGTTAACAATCCTAACTTAAAATCAGTTAGAATATCTGCATTCTTTGAAGAAGATATTCCAAACAGTATTTTATATCCTGATGATTGTGCTTGTGGAAACATTCCTTCTGTAACAAATGAAGAGTATTGTATAAATCCATTAGACAAAGAGTTTGGATGCCCAGGCTACTTAATAACACAAGTGTTACAACTTACTTCTCAAAAACTATTATCGACATACTTTAGCATTAAAACAGACCAAACATTTGATGGCATTGATGGACAAGCTCCCAATGCAAAACCAACAAGCTAATGCGTACTAAGATAGACTGGAGAAGCTCTAGTAAAGAAAACTACAGTAACTTTTGTAAGAAACATCCCACCATAAAAATTACATTTGATGAGTGGCGAAACATTATATATTTATATAATGACAATTTTAAAAACTACATTCTAGAAACAGGAGAGAAAGCAAGACTTCCTTTTGGCTTTGGTGAGTTCTCTATCAATAAAAAGAAGAGAAAGAAAACAAAGACAGTTGATGGAAAAGAAGTGGTTAACCTACCAGTAGACTGGCAGAAGACAAAACAAAAGGGAAAAATCATCTACAACTTCAACTTTCATACAGAGGGATTCTTTTTTGGTTGGATGTGGTTTAAAGAGTCCACTAGGATTCGTAATATAAATCTTTGGTATTTCAAACCTTCTCGTACCACTTCTAGATTGCTGTCACATTACATAAAAACAGATGATAAATACCAACACATTTATTGTGAATGGAAAAAATAAAAGAACATGGCATACTATTACAGATACAATTTTGTCTCACCTGAACCAATTTATTCAGTTGTTAAGGAAGAGTTAAAATCCTACTTTGACACAGGAGCAGTGGATGATTTGCTTTTCCCTACTTACTTAGACAAATGTCTACAGAAGTTAGGTAGGTCAAGTTATGTCATTGCTGAACAGACGCTAGATATTTCTGGTTATGAGGCTAGACTTCCTGATAACTTCTTTGCTGTTAGAGAGGCTTGGATGTGTACAGAGATACCATCTAACTACCCATATCAAACAGCTAACTCGTTCTATTCTCAAGCTGCTTCTCAAACAACAATACAAGTCTCTCCTATTATTAGTGGTGGAGTTCCTTGTGTAGAACCTAACTGTACAACAGGATGTCCTACGTGTATGCCTGATATCATCCAAGCAGTATATAAAACCAATCAACAGATTGCTAGATCAATAAAAAGAGAATACTTATTAAAACCAGGTAATATATCTTGTCAAAGTAAGTGTGATGTAAGTTATACAGATGCTTGGGAATTCTATACACCTGCTCCTCCTATACATGAGTTCACTCCAGGATCAGCAGGATATGATAGCTTTGACATTAGAGATAATAAGTTTGTCACTAACTTTGGTTGTGGTATAGTTCATATGATATTCTATGCTACAGACTATGATGCTATTGGTAATCAGTTAATTCCTGATAACTATCGTATTAGAGAGTTTGTAGAAGCGTTTATTAAATACAAGGTGTTTGAGACATTGGCTAATCAAATCAATGATGAAACTTTTAATCAAATACAACAGAAGCTAGCATATTACAAACAGCTACATGATGAAGCATTCATTATGGCTTACACTGAAATTAAGAAGCAAGACGCATGGACTAAACAAAGAAGAGTAAGAAATGACTTACAACGCTTTGGACAATATGAATTACCAAATAGAAGCTCAAGATATGGCAGAGGATGGAATAGATAATCAAGGAACATCTAACGTAAGACAAGAATTTAATCTTGGCAGAGTTGGATTAGACATGGACTCTTCTGTAAATCAAATACAGAAGGGTAAGCTTTCTTATGCTCTAAACGCAGCATTAGAAAACTTTGACGCTAATTCTGTAAGCTATCAGAATGAACCAAGTAATGAAGCTTGCTTAGAGTTTCCTGAAGGCTACCAGCTTATTGGAACTCATTTCATACAAGAGAAAAACAAACACATATTCTTCTTAGCGAATCCTCAAACAGGAGGAAGTGAGATAGGATATATGGATAACAATGATTGTGTATATCGCACACTTTGTACTCCTATTCCTGATACAGACTTAACAGTTTGTGCTAACTCAGAATGTTTAAACTTTGATATAAACTATCCAATACACAAGGCTGTACATAAGATTACAAACTGTACCACTGAGGTTTATTGGACTGATGGATTAAATCCAAGAAGATATATTAACATTGAGCAAGTTCCATATGTTTTTTCATATGAAGGAGGTAATACTTGTGATCCAACTATTCTAGTAGTAGATGGACAAGGAGTTCTTGATTGTAATAAGTTAGATGTACAACCTAACTTTCAAATTCCTAATATAGAAGTTGCTGAAATTGTTGTAGGAGGAGATTTGAGAGCTGGTACTTATCAATTTGCTATTCAATATGGTAATGCTTCAGGAGATGCTTATACATCCTACTTCTCTATAACTAATCCTACATCTATTGCTAATACAGAAATAACAACTCCTGATTTTCAATATTCTGTAGGTGAATCTATTGTATTAAATATTACTAACTTAGATGTTACAGGATACTTCCAATACTTTAACTTAGCTGTTATAAAGACCATTAATAATGGTACCACTGTAGAATTAGTGGGAACATATAACATTGAAGAAAAGTCTACAAGTATAACTTATACAGGACAGAACACAACTCAGATTCCTTTGAGTCTTGCAGATGTTCTTGAAAAGTTTCCTTATTATGAGATTGCTCAAGATGTAACAAACGTACAAGATGTTATTGTTTGGGACAACTTAACTTCTATTGATAGAATCAACTATCAAAGCGTTGCTAATCAAGTACAACTTCAATGGGAGACATATAAACTGCCAGCTGGTAACACCTATGCTGATGGTTTTTATACTTCCAACTTAAGAGGATATTTAAGAGATGAGGTTTATGCATTTGAAATTGTATTCTTATTAACCAATGGTAAGCAAACAGATGGTTTTCATATTCCTGGTAGATCACCAATTTCTAATGATTTAACTCCTATTTATGAAACTGGTCCTAATGCAACTCCTGACTTCATAGGTACTGCTACTAATGTTGAACCTGTTACACTTTATAAATATAGTCCTAATTGGAAAATATATAATACAGCCAGTGTATCTACAACGTATCCTGTTCCTACAGACAATACTAGGAAGATAGGAGAGGCATACCCTTATCAATCTGGAGACTTTGCATATTGGGAGTCTACTGAGGAGTATCCATGTAACGTAGATGTATGGGGAGACTTAGCTGGTAAACCAATTAGACACCATAAATTTCCTGATGTTCTTGTAAGTCCTTACTTTGAGAGTCCAAGCATTGTATATAATGGAGGTCAGATAGAACCTGTAATGCAAGTTGCCAATGCTATCTATCCAATAGGTGTGAAGATAGATGTACAACAAGTGGCATTTGCTATTCAAAGCTCTAGTTTAACAAATGAAGAGAAGGCATCTATTGCTGGATTTAAAATAGTAAGAGGTAATAGAAGTACAAACAAATCTATTATTGCTAAAGGTATTCTTAGAAATGTAGGTAAATACACTAGAGAAGATCCTGCTGATCCTAATGCTACATACTACTACTATCCTAACTATCCATACAATGACTTAAGTGAAGATCCATTCTTACTTGAGAGAAACAATGCTTACAACTCTCAATGTGATACGTTCTCTGTATCAGTGACAACTCCTGGTATCTTACAATACACAAACTGTTTTACAGGAGAAGTAGATACACAAGCTTTTACTAGCAGTACCACTGAAATATGTTCTATCACACTTCCTGTTGTAAATAGTGGTTCTGCAACATTTACAAATACTACAACTACTACTTATACAATTACAAATAATTCAGCTGTTAGTTCTGTTACATTTAATTATACAGATCCAGTTACAGGAGCATTACAAAGTATAACAGTAGGTAGTGTTGTAGGTGGTAACAACGTTAAAACATTTAACTCTACCACTTTCCCTGTAAGAACATCAGGACTAAGTAATTATAAAATAGTAGCTAGCAACACAAGTGAAAACTTAAATTGTTATCCTAATAAATTAGATGGATTTAATAATCCTGAGTCTGCTTACAGACAAGTATTTAATTCTCCAGAGACTTCTTTTGGACAACCTACACTAGGTAATGTTCTTAAGTTAGAGAGTGTATTATTTGGTGGAGGAAGAGCTCATTTTGTTGAAGTGCAGAAACATGCTATGTATAAGCTTATCACTGAACAAACACAAGTTGATGCTTTAACCTCTAGTAAGAGAATAGCTGATCTTGGGGGATTTAGTCCTACAGCATTCTTTACAGCATATCAAACTTACTTACAGATTTATATCAATGGTATTAGTAGACAAAACTTTGCATATTCATTTAACTCTATATCTAGTTATGATTATAGTGCAGATATTTCTAATAATCAAGGAATTAAACAAAGACAACTTGATCTAGCTCAATACGTATTTCCAGGTGTACAGAACGTAGGTGATAATTATGATCTTAATAACTGGAACAGAGAGTCTTCAGTTTATGTTAAAACTATTGATGTTAGAAATGGAATACCTGTATCACCTTTACCATATCCTAATGATACTCCTTCTCTTGTTATAGCAGGTGTAAGTCAAATTAGTGACAATTCAAGATTTACAATTTCAGAAGCAGAAAACTGTGCTAGTCCTGAAGCTCAGAGAGATATCAAAGTAGTATCTTACTATGGTTCTATAAAGGCTATTAATAATGCTCAATGGGGACAGATATATTC